TTATCAGCAAGTGAAAAGCCCAGCACATGCAGTGCATACACCATACAGGGTCTGGAAACGGACTCTGTTAGACCATAGAGCAATTCTACAGCCAGGAGACACCGTTCATTATGGGTATTAGACAAAGAGATACGACCTATAAAAGGAAGTTTCCTCCTTGTTATTATGCAACTGGACCTAAAACTGGTCAAGTTGCAGTACCCGGATATGAATCGGTGATCCCTGGGGGTCAGATAACTGACTCGTCGGATAATCCCGGTTGGCCCCCTGAGAAGGGGGCTTATGGGGATTTTGGAGGGCCGTTTAGAACGGTCCGTAGAACTATTAGCCAACCGGCTACTAGCTACTCCTCCGATAAATCACGGAACGGAAATGAAATAAAATATTCCGGCCCTATTGTTACTCCCTTGTTGGGATTAAGCAATTTGGGCAAACTTGCCTTACCTTCTGGGGTTAATTCCTCATTAGATAAAGCAGGGGCTACCGCGATTTCTCGTGTTGCTCCGACTAATCCGCATGCGCAATTCTCGACCGCTCTTGGTGAGCTAGTTAAGGATGGAATACCTTCCTTACCAGGCATCAGGACGTGGCGAGAGCGTTCACTTTCAGCCAAGAACGCTGGGGATGAGTTCCTCAACGCTCAATTTGGCTGGAAACCGCTTGTCTCCGATGTAACAGAGGTTTCATCCTCTATTGCAAATTCACACAAGTATTTAACTCAATACGAGCGTGATGGAAGCAAGCATGTACGCAGGCGTTATGATTATCCTGTAGAACTTTTGACAGAAAATTCAAGTACCTCTTCAGCTCAATCAGCTGAAGGGCCCTCGAATTTTAATAATCTGTCATTCCCTGGGACAATTACGACTACCTATAAGGTAGAACGTCGTAGGTGGTTTTCTGGATCCTTTGTATATGCAACTCCATCTAGCTCGACTAGCTGGAAGAAGGTTGCTGACGCTGGATCCAGTGCCGATCATTTACTCGGCACATCACTTACGCCCAATGTACTTTGGGAGTTGACCCCTTGGAGCTGGGCCGTTGACTGGTTTTCAAACGCAGGCGATGTTATTAATAATGTCACCCAGTTTGGCCAGGCTGGCCTGGTAATGCGGTACGGCTACATGATGGAGGAAATTATCCAAAGTGTAACTTGTACCCTCGATCGGGCAGGTTTGTATCTTGCCGAGAATCGAGCGGTTCCGCCGTCTAGTGCCACTCAGGTCACTAAACAGCGGGTTCCGGCTAACCCCTATGGTTTTGGCATAGGTTGGGAGGGCTTGTCACCCACTCAGCTCGCCATAACTGCCGCATTGGGGATTACCCGATTGCGGTAACAGTATGTTACTGTTAAACACACCAATGAACTACATTAGTGGTTCAGATTGAGAGCATGCCTATGTCATTCACCGATCCTCAGTCCATCAAAATTGCAGGTACTACGATCTCCCTTCCCCGTGTTTCTGTGGGGCAGGGTACGTCGTCTTACCTCAGTGAAGATGGCCTGACTAAAGTTACCATTTCCTCCGTCCAAAAGACGCGGAAGCGGCATACTTTTAGGGTGGACGTCTCCAAAATCACTACGGATCCGTTTATTCCTACTCAGAATACTGAAGTTTCGATGTCGGCATATATTGTCGTCGATCGTCCTTCAGCTGGGTATTTGAATTCGGATGCACTCAATGTCGTTAAAGGGCTTCTTGAAGTCCTCAGCGCCACTGAATATGCTGCGGTTAAAAAGCTGGTTGCTTTCGAGTCTTAATTAATTTAAGCCAAGATAGCAAGTCAGCTCTAGACTATCTGTTCGATATTCTAGAACCACACCAAGTGAAAGGTAAGAAGTTGAATCAAGGTGATTACAATTTCATTACCATGTTGATACTCGCTGTATTTGCTTGTATCATCATTGGAGTCGGGGGTCTGTTCTTCGCACTTTTGCTCACTTAATTGTGTGCATTGCGTGTGAAGTCAGCTCAGGGTATAGGCTAAGGAAACCGTCCTCTATTTAAGGAGGCAGTTTGAAAAGCCTGATATTGCTCTGGAATAAGATAGCAGACGAGTCTGCTATCAGATGTCGCACTAGCGCCACCAAGGATAAAAATACTATCCTGGTTAGATCAAAACACGAGGGGTTATCGTTTCTCACGATAACCTTGCCTAGCTATGGAAAAGACTTCCAAAAAAGTCTTGACTATGGCTTGGTAGGTCACGACATGTTTTCGGGATTTTCCCGACATGCAGGGCTCCCCCGATTTCTCGGAGGTTTCCTTGACCGTGTGTTTGATCGCACTAGCGGTGTTCTGCTCGACGAACCGGACATAGATGCAATTCTTGCTATAAGACAATTGACTTTGATCTTTAGCAAGATCCTTCTCCCGTGTAGTGATACTCGAGTGAAGGATGCTATGTCTAGTTATGTTGAGTGTGAGAAGGAAGTGCGTGAATCTGATCAAGTCCTCACAGATTCCGATAAATCGGAATTTAAGAGGATATCCCAGATTCTCTATGCTAGTATCTTCTCCGCCATCGATAAAGAAATTTATGATGGGGAGTTGGTTCCTAAGCATGGACCAGGTGCAACTGTTGATAAACTGATGGGAAACCAGAAGTATCAACTTCGCACTTGGACTAATCGTCTGGAGGAGGTTTTTCGTGCTACGGATTACCTCTTTCCAAATTTCTCCCATTATTGGGAGAACATTGACGATGTTCGCTTCCTCGAACCCGGTGACGAGATGCCTGTTAAGGTCATCTCGGTACCTAAGACGCAAAAGACACCTAGAATCATTGCTGTTGAGCCAGCTGCTATGCAATTTGCACAGCAAGCAGTTCTTGAGCCTATGGTTTCTAGACTAGAGTCCAATTCATTGGTCTCTAGGATGATTGGCTTCTCGAACCAAGAGCCTAACCAGCTCGATGCTCAGAGAGGTTCCCTTCACGGGGATACCGCCACACTTGATTTAAGTGAGGCATCCGATCGTGTGTCCAATCAGCTCGTTAGGATCATGTTGTCCGATCATCCCCATTTGCATAGGGCCGTCGATGCAACTAGATCCCGCCGGGCGAGAGTTCCTGGCCACGGTGTTGTTCGCCTGGCCAAGTTCGCGTCTATGGGTTCAGCTCTATGTTTTCCATTTGAGGCTATGGTCTTTCTGACCCTAATCCTCTTAGGAATTCAAGAAGAGCTCAGAACACCTCTTGATCGGAAGGCCATAAAGGCTTATTCCGATAGGGTGCGTGTCTACGGAGATGATCTAATTGTCCCCGCAGATATGGTGCATTCCGTGATTCACACGCTCGAGCATTTTGGTGCCCGAGTTGGTGCTAACAAGTCTTACTGGACCGGAAGGTTCAGAGAGTCTTGTGGTAAGGAGTATTACTCTGGCTTTGACGTTTCCATTGTCAAGGTCCGACGAGTATTCCCAACCTCACGGAGGGACGTTCCTGAGATCATTTCACTCGTGTCTCTTCGTAATCAGCTCTATCGAGCCGGTTATTGGGAGACTGTGAAATGGTTAGATTCTAAAATTGAGGGAATTTTGAAGTACTTTCCCTATGTTGAAGAATCTTCCTCAGTGCTGGGTCGTTTTTCCTTTCTGGGTTATGATTCAGAGAAGATTGACGAGCACTTACAATGTCCTATGGTTAAGGGCTATGTTGTGTCGCCGCGACTTCCACTGAACCAAGTGGATGGTAGTGGTGCCTTGCTTAAGTTTTTTCTTAAACGCGGCAGTCAGCCAATTGCCGACAGGAAACACTTAGAGCGTTCTGGACGCCCTCGTGCCGTCGACATCAAGCCGAGGTGGGCCAAACCCTATTAAAGGGTTTGGGGCATGGCTTACCAAAGTCATGCGCAGAGAGATCCAAGTTAGGTGTAGCGATCTATGGCTTTCATGCCTTTATCGACTACATAATTCCTACTCGGCCCTCAC